TACAAATATTAAACTCAGTTTTACCTGCAGGTCAACAAATCGCATCAACCGGTGTAACTGGTACTGGTCTTTATAAAAGATTTGGTGAATTTGATAAAGTAAATGCAAAAATAGAAGTAGTAACTACCGGATTATGGAGTAGTGATTCTGGTTCATTGATGTCATTCTTTACAGCATCATCACAAACTGACCAAAGTGGTAAGTATTACTACAATGTATATCAAACTGACCCAATTGATACTGATATTGAAGAAGTTCAATTTGCAGTAGCATACGGACACGTTGATGGTAGTGGTTCTGTTACTTTAGATATAGACCCTAATGGTTTATTACCAACTAAAGCAACTTACGCACAATATAAATCAATGTTGTTAGACCCAACTTTAGCTAAATTCCAATTTGATAATTCAGTTGCAGCTGCAACGGATTCAAATGATATCTATGTAATTAATGTAGCTAGAGCTCGTTATAGAGAATCTATGGATGCTGGTAACTGGTCATTAAAAGTTTCTGGTTCTAATGGATTGTTTACTTTTATTGATAATAGTGGTAAGAAATTTGGTGATTCTTATGGATTGAGTGGTAATGTATTTAAAGTAGTTTCTGGTTCATTGAATTTAGGAACTCAAAATGAAGCAACTGTAAAAAACACAACTGACCCAACTTCTGGACAAGGTTATGGTTTATTCTATCCTGAAAGAGGTATTATAATTCTTAATCCAACAGCAGTAGGTAATGTGGTTGGTAGTGTATTTAATGAAAATTTCCAAACTGTTGGAACTTTAATACCATCATACTCAACAGCAGCTGACCAGGAAAATCACAAAAGAATATATCATGCAATTAGAGCAGGTAAGGATTTTGATGCTAGAAGAACTGAAAATGTATCAACACAACATTTCTTTGTAAGAGCAACAAATAGAGAATTTAACTATTCAAACAACCCTACTTACTTAGATGCAGATGGTTTCTTTACTGAACCAACATTTGAAACTGACCCTCAAACATTTATTACAACAATAGGTTTGTTGAATGATGCAAACGAATGTGTGGCAGTAGCTAAGACTTCTCAACCAATTGTTAAATCATTTGATAAAGAAGTTTTAATTAAAGTGAAATTATCATTCTAATTAAAAATTAATATAATATGAAAGCCCCCTTAATTGGGGGTTTTTTGTTAAACGAATATTTATATAAGATATGTTGAAAGAAATACAAAAATCAGATGTAATTGTAAGACCTCTAAAAGTTTATAAAGAATGGACTTTGGATGAGAATGATATTAGTCCTATTTTTGCTGAAAATCCAGCTGGAACACTTATTGATTTGGATATTGATGAAGTAAGTAATGGATTCAATAAAAAAGTAGTGTACGCATCTATAAAAAGCCAATTTTATAATAATCCAGCAACCGCATCACTATTGACAGAAGTTGGTAGGAGAATTTCATATGCATCAACCAATGAAAGAATTTTGGAAGATGATATCGCTGTATTTTCTATCCCACAAATATATTATGGTGAGGGAATAAAGCCTGGTACTGTTGTATTGGAAGATGAGCAGTTGGGTAGAACATATACTGATGATGGATATTCTAATTTAAAATATGGTAATCAAATAAAAGGTAATATATTTTATGATAGGGGATTGATAGTTGTAGCTAAAGATATAGTTAGTGGTTCTGTTTTATCTCAATTTACTTTAAACTTTCGTTCAACCAAAACAATATATGAGAATGAAATATTCATTTCAGTATTAGAAAATGAATTTAACTTTTCTCAAAATCCAAGTGCGGTAAATGAAACTGATGGTGTTGTAAATACATATATAGTACAAAGGCCGGGTTCAATAAGACCTGATGATTTAGTAAGTAAATCTTTTTATAATGCTGGTACAAAAATTATTAATAATGAATTTAATTATTATGAGGATTATGTAAGTGCAGACCCGACAGGCTCATTTTTGGCACCTATGATTACAACAATTGGATTATATGATAATGAATTAAATATGGTTGCTGTGGCTAAATTACCACAACCAATTAAATCAACTCCAGACTATCCAGTAAACTTTATTATTAGATTTGATTCGTAAAAAGGTTTTACTTTATATTTATATTCAAATAAACAAACAAAATGGCAAGTATTTTAGATATATACAAAAAAACTCCACCTAAAACGGGTATGATTGATATCAAAGGAAAGGATAAAACACCTATCAGTCCTGATGGCGGTAAGAACTTAGCAGGGGATGACAGAGCTATTGTTAAAGCTAGAGGAGGAAAACTTCAAGAAAAGAAGTATTCTGATACTGTTACTAATAAGTAATTAATGAGTTGGAAATTTAATGGAAATATTGTTACGGAGGAAAACACACCGGAAGGTGCAGTTGGGTTTGTCTATAAAATGATACACATACCAACTGGTAGATTTTATATAGGGAAGAAATCCCTAAATCAGGTTCGAAGATTGAAGCCCCTTAAGGGCAAGACTAGAAAGAGAGTTGTTAGAAGTGCTTCCGATTGGGAGAAATACTATTCATCAAACGAATGGATTAAATCCGAAGTAAAAGAGGGTAGAGCTGATGATTTTGAAAGAGAAATCATTCAGTTTTGCTTTTCCAAAAAATCCTTATCATATTACGAAATTAAATGGCAGTTTCATTACGATGTACTTGCCAACGAACAAGCAATAAACGAAAACCTTATGGGAAAATTCTTCCGTAGGGATATTATAAATTAAAGTTATGACAATACCTGAAATCGCACACAAGTACGGAATCTCCGAAGCTTATTTAAACGCAAAAGATGATGCACTACAAATAGCAGCAGCATCATTAGTAGACCTTAAAGGAATGTTGGAAGCAAACCAACCAAAAGCACCAATTGCAGCAAAAATGCAGTTTTTAGCTGATTTTCTTTACGATGTAAAGAATTCCAATCATTAATTTGGATAATTCCCAAAAAAGTTGTATATTTGTATAGAATATACATAATATGCTATTTGGGAAGAATAAACTAACGGTCATTAACATTTTAGACACCACATTGGGTGTAGGCTCATCCTTAAAGGGAAATGAGCAGGCTCACCATTGTCCATTTTGTAACCACCATAAGAAAAAACTTCAAGTAAACTTAGATACCCAAAGGTGGCACTGTTGGGTATGTGATTCTAAGGGAAGGAGTATCCAATCCCTCCTTCGCAAACTCAATGTAGATATAAGAGACCTCAATAGATTGAAAGATATCTATGGTGAGGATGATTATACATTAGTTGAGAAAGATGAGTATGTAGCTAAGTTACAATTACCATCAGAATTCAAACAATTACACTTCAAACCAAATGGATTCCAACCTGAATACAATCAAGCTATTAACTACCTTAAAGAAAGAGGAATTACCCAAGCTGATATCGTTAAATACAACATCGGATATTGTTCTGATGGATTATACTTTGGCAGAATCATTGTACCTTCGTATGATGAGAATGGTGACTTGAATTACTTCGTAGCTCGTTCATATTACAAAGAAGAACGAATGAAATATAAGAATCCGCCGGTTAATAGAGATGTAATTGTATTTGATAATCAAATCAATTGGAATGAACCCATTACTTTATGTGAGGGTGTGTTTGATTCATTCTCAATTAAGAGAAATTGTATTCCTTTGCTTGGTAAGTTCTTATTAAGTAAATTAAAGAATAAAATTATAGAGAAAGGTGTTAAAGAAGTAACTATTATGTTAGATTCAGATGCTATTGCAGATTCAACTAAACATACTGATTACTTTTTAAAGAATGGAATTAAAGTTCGTAACATTATACCAACTGATAAGGATGCTGGTGAAATGGGATTTAAAAAAGTAAACGAACTCCTAAAGGGAGCAAAACAAACTGGATGGGATGACTTAGTTCTATCCAAACTAAATAATATATGAGGTTAAAGAGAATTTATCACATTGCGGATATACACATTCGTAATATCAAAAGACACAAAGAGTTTAGAGAAGTATTTTACTCAATGTTCGAAGAAATCAAAAAAAGAGGAACGGACGATTCTATTATCTACTTAGCTGGAGATATAGCTCATGCTAAATTGGAAATGAGTCCTGAATTGGTAAGTGAGATTAGTTGGTTGTTTACCGAATGTAACAAACTATGTCCTACTATTGTAATCGCTGGTAATCACGATTGTAATATGAATAATTCGGACAGATTGGATGTACTTACTCCAATCGTTGATGCATTGAAATTACCAAATCTAACGTATTTAAAAGATACGCAAGTTTACGGAATCGGAGATGTTGATTTTGCAGTATTCAGTATATTCGATAACAAAGATAATTGGCCAAAAGCCGATACTCTATTTGGTAATAAGAAGATTGCACTATTTCACGGACCTGTTGATAACTCTACAACCGATGTAGGGTATGTAGTTAGTAGTAGACACTTTACAACTGAAATATTTGATGGATATGATTTAGCCTTATTAGGAGATATACATAAAAGACAAGAAATGATATCACCAAGCGGATGTAAGGTGGTATATGCTGGTTCTTTGGTACAACAAAACTTCGGTGAGACATTAGACAAACACGGATTCTTAGTTTGGGATTTAGATACAATGACCTATGAGGAAGTTGATATCCAAAACGATTACGGATATTATACTTTAGATGTTGATGGTGGTATTGTGCCGGATGTAACTGATATGCCATTGTATCCTCGTTTAAGAGTGAGGATAACTAATACCGATACCGCAGATACAAAGAGAATGATGGCTGATATTACGGCAAAGTATGGTGTGGAGGACTTTACAATCATTAGAACGGATACATTCAATAAGAAGAAAACCAACGATAGAGAAGCAAGGTTGGAAGTAGATAGCATAGCTGATATAAACCATCAAAACTCTTTAATCGGTGAGTATATTGAACGTATGATGCCATTCGTAACCAAAGAGGACTTAGCTGGAATAGAGAAAATAAATCGTGACATTAATAGTAGAATACAACCATCAGAACTACAAAGAAACATAAGCTGGAAACCAATTAAGTTTGATTTCAGTAATATGTTCTCATATGGAGAGAGGAACGTAATCAACTTCGATAAGATAAACGGACTGATGGGATTATTCGCACCAAATGCACAGGGTAAATCATCTCTATTTGATGCAATCTCATTTTGTTTATTTGATAAGTGTAGTAGGGCTTACAAAGCATCTGCTATTATGAATAATCGTAAATCAGATTTCCATTGCCAATTAGAATTCTCCGTAGATGGAGTTATCTATGGTATTCGTAGAGAGGGAAGAACTATTAATAAAGGAAAGAACGTAAAAGTGGATGTTGATTTTTGGAGAGAGGGAGATAGTGGTAGGGAATCACTTAACGGAACGGAGAGAAGGGATACCAACCAAGTAATTGAAACCTATGTGGGTAGATATGAGGATTTCATTATGACGGCCCTTTCACTACAAGCTAACAACGCACTATTCATTGATAAATCACAATCCGAAAGGAAAGACTTGATGGCTCAGTTTATGGGACTTGATATATTTGATAAGTTGTATGATACTGCTACCAATGATATCAAAGATGTGAATGCACTTATCAGAAATTTCAGAAAGACCGACTTCACTTCGGAATTAGCCCAAAAAGAAAACGACTTGAATTCAAAGAGAGAGGAGTATGATAGTTTGGATGCAGAGAAGTTAGAATTGGAAACTCGTAAAGGTGATTTGGAAGAACAAATCGTAACACTATCTCAACAAATCGTTCCAATTCAAGGTAATTTAAACATTGATACTCTAAATTCAAAACTTAAAACAATTGAGGGTGATTTAACAACTTGGGGTGGTACTAAATACAAATTAGTTGAAAAGCATACGGAGGCTAAAGAATTGGTTAGAGAAGCCAAAGAAATGGTTGATTCTAAAGTTACTATAAACGGAACTGATATTGGTGAAGCACAAATCCAATTGAATTTAGTTAAAGGACAAATTAGAGATACCTTACATCAGATTGAATTATTAGAACAATCAATTGAAACTAACAAAGAGAAGTTATCACATTTAGCAGAGCATGAGTATGACCCTAATTGTAACTTTTGTATGAACAATGTATTCGTAAAGGATGCAAATGAAACTGAAAAGAAATTAGGAGAGCAAGGTAATCAATTAGAAATACTAAACATATTACATGGTGCTCTTATAACTCAATTAGGTGAATTGGCTGGAGTTGAAGACCAATTCCGTCAATGGAAACAATGGACTGATGAGCATAGTAGATTAATTACATTAAGAGAAAGATTAGAAGCCGATGGTAAAACCGCAGAATCAAGAATTGAATTATTACAACATCAATTAGAAACAGCAAAGGCTGATATTAAAAGATATAATGATAATGTAGAAACTATCACAAACAATACTTCTTTAATAAATCAAATTGAAACTCTTAAAGAAGAAAAGCAAGGTATTGAAACTCAAATATCTAATGTCAATAAAAAGATGTTAAAATTAATGTCAGAGGTAGGTGCAACCAAAACTTACATTGACAATATGGTAGCTAAGATGGAGGAAGTAAAAGAATTGGAAAGTAAAAACCAATTATATACATTCTATTTAGATGCAGTTAAGAAAGATGGTGTACCCTACGAACTAATATCCAAAGCACTTCCAGCAATTGAAAATGAAGTGAACAATATATTAGGACAAGTAGTAGATTTCTCAATCTCTATGGATACGGACGGAAAGAACATTAACGCTAGAATCGTTTATGAGGACCAGGAATGGGCTTTAGAGATGTGTAGTGGTATGGAGAAGTTCATATCGGGATTAGCGATTAGAGTGGCTCTAATTAACATATGCAACCTGCCTAGACCAAACTTCTTAGTAATTGATGAAGGGTTTGGTACATTGGATGCAGATAACCTATCATCTTTATTTATGATGATGCAATATCTTAAAACTCAATTTGATTTCATTTGGGTTATTTCTCACTTAGAACAAATGAGAGATATTGTGGATGGACTTATTGAAATTAAAAAAATAGATGGGTTTAGTAAGATTAACTTCTAACAACCGGTAATACATTTTTAGGTGTGGTCTTGTTTAAAGACTGCACCTTTTCTTTTATAAGGGTTTCTACTAACCCGTTTATCTTATATCCTTTCTCTTTACAAAATTCCTTTAATGCTTGATGTATTTCAGCATCTATTTGTATCATTGCGTACTTCTTCATAACGTTTCTTTAGTTTTCTTTAGTTTTCTATATATAATTATAAAGATAAATAATAATCCGAATATTTATTAATAAGAATAATAGAAACTACTATGGCAAGAATAAAAAAATTCGCAGATAATCTAACGCAACCTTTAACAATATACCAAACATTTGTTTTAGATTCTAATCCAAATTCGCAGTATTTTAGAATTACTGAATTCAAAGAATCATTTACTGGAGGTAAGAATGGATTTCTAATTGAAGGTTCTGAGTATTTGAAAGAAAGTACTGATATAAAAATAGAAATATTAGATGTTGAAGGAAACCCAATTTATTTTGAACCTGGTAATGGTGTTCCTGAATATTATGAAGGATTATCAAAAGTTATAGCTGTTTACATATATGAAGATACTCCAATTGGTAATGCAAAAATTACTATATTGGGTGAATTAAAAACATATATAGATGCTGATGGGATAACACAACAAATCCCAGCTGAGTGGGCCGGAATTTATAATGTTAAGTGGGAAAGGGAATTCAAAGTTAATAGATTACTTGCAAACGAAGATAAGGTAAGATTTTATAAAAGACCTGAAGTTAATATTACTGAAATAGTTAAACCAATATTTTCAAATGTAGTTGCACCAAAAACACAAAGTGGTATTGTAAATGGAATTGCACAAAACCCAGTTGCTGGAACTTCATTAAAGAATTATACATCCCCAACTACATATATTTTAGAAACCGTTGGTAATTCATTTTGGACAGCTTCTATGGTTGGGACTTATTTGGAAACAAATTTATTAGTACCAGATGCAACTTCACCACTTGGAAGCGCAGCTCCACTTATACCATATAGACCTTTAGTAACTCAAATAGTAAATTCAAGAGAAATATTAATACAACCACCATATACAGAAAATGGAGTTGTTGTAAGTATAGAGTCAGAACCATACACATCTACATTTAATTATACAGAAGGAGTTGATAATTTAAAAACAGCATTGACTGGTTCTTTTGCAAAAATAACAATAGCGGATTTAACAACATTTGTTGGAGATGCTGCTAGAGTTAAAATATTTAGAAAATCAACAACCGATTTATCCGATTTTCAATTCGTTCAAGAAATACAATTAGAATCAAATGAGCTTTTAGTTGATTTGGCATCTACTACAAAAAACCAAGAAAATTATGGATTATTTGATAATAGTAATTTTAAAGAATATTGGCTAACATCATCGAATAATTTAGTAACTGCATTTAATCAAACATTTTTATTTGATTCTATAAAATTAAATAGTACTGTTGGAACTCAAAAATTCTTTACAACAAAATCTTTAAATATAAATGAAGGTATTGAATATACTTTAAATTTTAATGTTAGGAAAGAAGCAGTAGGTAATGTTAATAATTACATTGAAGCATACATAAGTGGTTCTAGACAAACGATTATAAATGGCTCTCCATCTACACTTCAAGTTAAACAAAGTATAGTAAATTTAAATACTCAAAATGCTTTACTTCAAAAACAAATTATTACTGAAAATATAAAAGCTGAACAAATAGATAATGCTAGATTATATTTTGATGTAAGTGGAAATGATTGGCATATATCTGAGGTTAGTTTAAAAGCATCACAAGAAACAGCATTTTCTCCAGATGAAATTACATTTATACAATCTGTTCCTAGAATTCTGCCGGTAGAAACTTTTGTATATAGATTTGAATTTTACGATATAAATAACAATTATATTCCTGTTTTGGTTGAAGAAACTAAAACATTTAATGGTGGTAATTTACAAACAATACGAAAAGGACTTGTATTTAATCCTAGGTCATTATCATTTCAATTTGATTCTGGTTCTAGCCCAATACCACCAACAGTAGTTGGATTTACTGTAACAAAAAACTTATTAACAGGTTCGGTTACATACACATCACAATCTTTTGATTTTGACGGAAATGAATTAGTTTATTCTGATTACACTGCATCATTTACTGGACAAAGATATCCTGGCTTATTAAGTGATATTACATCAGATGCACCAACAATGACGGTTGGTAATTTTACTGGTTCTAGATTAGATAAGACTGTTCAATTAGTTAAAATTACAGGAGAAGTTGAAGGGTTTACTGATACAGTAATATTCACAAGAGTATTAGATGGATTTGGTGGTGTAAACTATTTGATTAGACCTTATAGAGGAACTCAAATTAGAAATAGTAGTACTGCCTCTTTAGAAGTTCAAGCTATTCGTATCGATGGTGTAAATGATATTGAATTAAGTAGTACAACTAAACCTGAAAAGGGATGGCCAGATAAACAACTACACATCATATCACGTTCTGCAGATGGAGCTGAAAAATTTGTAAACTTAGCATACGCATCTTCAAGTAGATACATATACGGATTAACTACCGGTTCATTGGGAAGTGGTGAGATAAATTATAACGCAACTTTTAATAGAGACTCGATTGATTTTAGAAGAACAATATATATAATGTCATCAGGATCTGCGGCATCTGGACCTGCATACGAAACATCTGGTTCGGTTGTAGCATCTATTATATTGGAGGATTTGCAAGATGGATTGGATAGTGGTGTGGTAACATATAATGCAGATTCATTCACAATAAATCCAAGAACAGAAACAATATTTAAACCAGCATTTGGATTCGCTACGGCATCTTTTGCAAAAAGAGGAACTGCCGCATCTGAAATCGCATTTGTAACAGCATCATTTCAGATTTATCCATCAATGTCAATTAACAAAGATTGGATTCCTGAATATTGGTTATATTATCATACTCAAAGTTTAGACCCAACTATAACAGTTGTTGCAAAAGATGATAATAAAAATATAATACCATCTCAAATAGTAAGCGGAAACGTAAGAACTACGGCAAACCAAACTAAAAACTTAACATTAACATTTACATATACTGAGCCTTGGACATCGGCATCAGTTAGTTTAGATAAAACATTTACGATTGTACCTGAAGGTAAACAAGGAGATGAAAGTATTGTATTTGAAGTAAGTCCAATATCAATTACACTTGGAGCTAATTCAAGAGGTATAGTTAATGATTATACACCATCTATTACTGATATTAAATTAAAGCAAGGTTCTAGATATCTTGCTTTTAGTGCTAGTGCTGGGGTATTGAATAATTTGGATACACATGGTACATTCCATATAGCAACTGCATCTATAATAGAAAAAGAAATTAAAGCAGGTAATGTACATTTTACATCATCATTTGGTGTACCATATACTGCATCGTTAATTGTATCTCAATCTTCAAACTTTACTCAATTAAGTGGAAGTATTGAATATCCATTAATAATTCATCCATACTATACATCATCAATATATACGGCAAGTGTTGTTGTTAATTATACGAAAATATTGGAAGGTGCACCACCAATTCAAATAGTAATATCGCCAACATCAGTAGCATTAACGGCCGATGAAGTTGGATTTGTTACCCCAGTTGGATACTCTGCAGCTAATACAACAATACAAATAAAAGAAGGAGCTGATTTTTTAAAATTAGTAACAACAGAATCTTTTGCAAACGCTGATGCTAGAAAAGGTACTTATACAATTAATTCAATTGAAACTAGGGGTGGTAGTATTTGGAATATACGAACTGGTTCATTAGCATCTTCATCTTTGTCTGGATTGACTGGAACGATGACTTATAATAGATTTGATTATCCATATGTTTCGGCAAGTGCACTTTATACAATTCAAGTATATCCTTACGCATTGGGAGCTGGGCATTTACCAACTTCATCTATTTTTACTCGTACACAAACATTTACAAAAAATGTAACTCCGCCAAAGGCTCGTAGTATTGATTTTAAAGCATCTTCGTATACGGTAAACTATGATAGAAATGGTAGAGTATCAGCGGCATCATCCCAACCAATCATATTATCTGCAACTGCATTTAATACAACATCATCAGCTGATAGAGTATTTCTTACAATATCTGATATAGCTCCTGATGGTTCTGAGTCTGGGGAAGTTACATTTCAAGGAGATAGTAGTACAAACCCCGTAACATTTACATTACCGGATGTAAACTATAATGATGTAGGTCCTGATGTAATAAAAACATTTAAAGTTAAATTAACTGATGGTAACCCATATGTATCACCAACATTAAATCCATATAGGGCGGAGGCTCAATTAACAATATCTGGTATAAAGGCTGGAGCTGATGCATATAAATTGGTAGCATCAAATGAAAGTACAACTATAACAGCAGATTTATGGACAAAGCAATTTGCTGGAACTGGTATGAAGATTACCACATTTAATGGTAATCAACAATTGATAAATGCAAATCCATTACCATTACCAAATGACCCAAATGATTTAGATTTTAATAATGACCCGATTGGGGTATTGGGATATTCATCCGCATCTATATTTTCAAAATCTGCTTGGATTGGATTAACTGGAGGAACTCCACCAAAGTTCCCATCATCAAATCCTGCTTCAATTGGAGATATAATTAGTTGGGATGCGCCAGCTACAAATACATCTGGACAAATTGTGTATAGAGTTGATTTTGAAGGAGATTCATCATCAACAAATACATTAGTAAGACCATTGGCTAGACAGACTCAATTTGTAACACAATCAATAGCTGTACAATTTACACCTCCAGCTCCATATGATGTTAAACTGGATAATGAAAACTCATCAGCAATTTATAAAGTATCTGGAGAATTTACAACTTCAAATACTGGAACGGGTATTAGAGTTTATAGAGGTAATACAGAACTTACTAATAAACCTTCTGGATTTATAAATGCAACAACTGATGCATATGGTGTAACTGGATATCCTAATCAATGTAGAATTTCAATATATTCAAAATCATCTCACATAACATTGGCAAATGGTTGGTTACCTGGAAGTTATGTTACTGGAGTACCTGCAAGAATGCCAAATATAGTTTCGTGGACATCGCCTGAAACAAATCCAAATGCTGAAATTGTATATCAAGTAGAATGTGAATACGTTTCTAGTAGTATTATGATTAGGCCTGAAAGTACGATTTATAAAACGCAATCACTTTCACTTCAATATGAAGGAGCAACTGGACCTGGTATTGTAATGAGGGGTGAATGGAACAATGCAACTAATTATAGTGGTTCGGTTGAAACTCAAAATAAAAGGAGAGATGCGGTAATATATGGTACAAATCCAACAACATATTATGCAGCAATAAGTGGTAGTGGTCCAACGACTTATAATAAATCTGGAACTATTGTTGGTGCACAATCACCTACTGCTGGTACTGATAACGCATATTGGCAATTTTTAGGAAAAGAAGAATTCTTTGTAGCAGCTAAGATTGCAATATTTGAAGAATCATTTGTAAAAAATACAATTAATATTGGTAACAATTCTGGTAGTGCTTTTGCAAACATTGTATTAGCTGGAGGTAGACCTGACCCGTATATGGCGATAGGTCAATATGCTAATATCGGATATGAGAGTCCTGGCGTTTGGTTGGGTATATATAGTGGTAGTGGTGAAACTCCAAGTACATATAAACCTAGATTTTCTTTAGTAAATGCGGCAGGTAGTAGATATTTGAAATGGGATGGTACTGCATTAGAAATTGCAGGAAATATACGAATTAAAAACATAGCAACTGCAAATGATGGTAGTAAGCTTGGTACATTTGATAATGGTGATGCTCATAATGCTGGATCTGTTGGTGGTTGGGAATTAGCATCTGATGCAATTTATAGTGGTACTAAAAATCTTAGTGGATATAATCCGGGCTCAGGTCTTACATTAGCAGCAGCTGGTTCTATTCACTCAAAGAATTTTTATATTGATACCTCTGGTAATGCTTTCTTTAAAGGAAATTTAAGTGGAGCAAGTGGTACATTCAGAGATACTGTAACAGTTGGTACTGGAACTGTGGCAATTTCAATGACAGCTGATGCAAATGGAACTGGTAGTTTAACTGGACCAAATTTTTCGTTATCATCTACTGGATTAACAGTATCAAACGCTACCATATATGGAAGAATTGAGGCCACCGCTGGTTCTATTGGAAGTTGGACAGTTGATAATAATATTCTTAGAGATGGTAATAGTAGAATTTTCCTTGACCCTGGTCTTCCTGGTATTGCTATTAAAGAAGCTGGTACAACACGTCTTAAAGTAAACTATGGTGAATTGACAAATTTGGCATCGGCAGGGACCAGTATATCTGGAACAGGAAACTCGATTTCATCATACACTAGTCCAGTAGCTTCTATTGGTGTAAATATAAATTTAGAAAGTGATGGGGTGAATTTTGACCTTGTTGCTGGTACTTACACAGATAGTAACGTACTATGGCCGGGCGCAGGTGGTATTGATGCTTTTAATAGAGATGGTAATTTGGAATTGTCTTGGGGATATAGAATTTATCAAGGGGCCACACTAGGAACGGACTTTTCTGGAACTTTAGTTTCTGAAGTAACGATAGGTTCTGCTACTTGGCAAGGTGGTGCGGATGATAGTTATGCAAATATTTATGGATATACTGGAAACTTTGTATTCACTGCACCAAATGTAAACTCAACAACTTATACTCTTAAACTATTCTATATTGTTCAAGGATACACTTATAATGCGAGTGGTGGTGGTTCTAGTCAATTGGATATAAACATATATGCGAGCCATCCAACTATTGATATAGCTGCAAACGTAAACGTTGTAGAATTAACAAATACAGGTATTCAAATTGCATCATCTCCTAATAGATACATTAGATTAAGAAGGGATGATGCAGTATCTACACCAATATTAGATGGAAAAGGATTTATATCACTTATTGGCGATACAACAAATACATTGCTTCAATTATCTGGAACTACAACTGGCACTGCTATTAATATAGAAGTTGGTACTGGAAAAATTGCTATGAATAATAACAATATTGAAATGGGTACTGGTGTTATTTCTTGGAATCCTGGCGCTAATAGTGGTGCAATAACAACACACACCGTTGGAAGCACACCAAGACCTACCGTTCAAATGGTAAATATTCCTGGTTCGGGTGATTTGGGTGGTACTATTAGAGATATGGAGTTTTCATTATCACAATGGAAACTTGGTAGAAATACTTCAGCAAGAAGATATAAAGAAGAAATAATAAATTGGGAACACCCATCATTATTAGAAGCTGTAAATAATACACCTATCAGAACATTCTATTGGAAAGTTGATGCTGAGAAGGAACATAGACCTCAACAAATAGGGGTTATTGCGGAGGAATTAGAATCAGCTGGATTGGAGGAATTTGTGGATTATGATTGGTTTGATGACCCAGACAACGTAGATGGACCAAAAAAATGGATGACATCTGGTATCGCTAAAGGAGAATTGGTATTTGTATTGTGGAAGGCAGTGCAAGAATTAACACAAAAAGTTAGAGATTTAGAATCAAAAATTGGTTCTTAACAAAAATAATATATACTTATATATAAACAATAATTTATGGAAAATAAAATAGAAAAATTAGAAGAATCTGTTGTTGCTAGTATAAAAGAGTTAAACAATAGGAAAAACCAATTATTTATAGAAGTTGGACAAATTCACTTAGAAATTAGAGAATTAAAAAATATCTTAGATAAGAGAGAAATGCAATTTGATACAACTGTTGGTGAATTAAATTCAATTTTATCTGAATTGGAGCAAAAATATCCAAGTGGAGAAATTGATTTATTAGAAGGTACTGTTAGCTATTAAAAAATAAATTTGGTAGTTTAAGAATTATTTTGTATCTTTGTTACAATTAATAAAATATGTCTAAAAAGAAGTTACTTTATATTGCACCCCACTTATCTACTGGAGGGCAACCACAATATCTATATAAGCAGGTAAAACATTTTTTAAATGATTTTGATATCCAAGTTGTTGAAATAAACAATAGTGGTGGTGATGCTTTTGTGGTTCAAAAAAATAGAATAAAATCATTAGTAGAAGTTCACACGTTGGGAGATGATAAATCGGAAATACTAAATGTAATAAATCAGTTTAAACCTGATATTATACATTTTCAGGAAATCCCACAATTTGATTTAGCTCCATTTATATTAGATGGGATTTTTACAAAAGATAGAAATTATTTTATTGTAGCATCTACACATGGTTCATTCACCAATCCATCTGAAATAAATTATCACCCTGATAGATACATTTTAGTATCCGAATGGAGTAGACAAAAGTTTGAGCATACTGGAGTTGAAACCCAATTATGGGAATATCCAATTGAGGAATATAAATTTGATAAGGAAGCGGCACAAAAAGAATTAGGATTTGAATCCGATTGGAAACATATTCTTAATGTTGGTTTATTTGCACCAGGTAAAAATCAAGGTGAAATATTTGCATTAGCAACTCAATTAGAAAAATACAAAATTAAATTTCATTTCGTAGGAAATCAGGCTGGAAACTTTGAACATTATTGGGGACCTCTTATGAAACACAAACCTGAAAATTGTGTTATATGGGGAGAACGTAATGATGTTGATACATTTTACGCAGCAAGTGATATGTTTTATTTTAGTTCTAAATTAGAATTAAATCCGTTATCAATTAAAGAGGCGTTGAGTTATCAATTACCTTCTATATTTAGAAAGTTACATACATATTTAGATACCTATGATAATAATTCATTAGTAACTTATATTGATGATGATTTAAAAGCAACAAAAAAAATTATATTAGATACGCTTAAGCCTGATTTCAATTATATTCCCGGTTGGTTTGCATTTGATGAATTGTATAATCAATTTGTTGAAGAATCAAAAAATGGAGATACTTTCGTTGAGGTTGGTACTTGGTTCGGTAAATCTACAAATTATTTAGCAAGCAAAATAAAAGAATCTAAAAAAGATATTAAGTTTATAACCATTGATACATTTAAGGGAACTGATGATGAGGAGTTGCACCAAAACATAGTTGGAGCATTTAATGGAGATATATTTTATGAATTTGTAGATAACACAGTACTTTCAGAAAACTATGGTTCGTTTGAAATAATTAAAGATACATCACATAATGCAGCTAATCAATTTAGTAATAGTAGTATTGATTATATAATGTTAGATGCTGGGCATAGTTATGAAGATGTTAATGATGATATTCATTATTGGTACAACAAAGTAAAACCTGGTGGAACTATTAGTGGAGATGATTATGGTGGAAGTTTCTTTCCTGGTGTTACTAGAGCAGTAGATGAATTCTTTTACAATCAATGTATTCTTGGATTTAGAAATTGGAGACGTAAGAAACCTCGTATTCAGGTAAAACATTTATTGACTAGACCTGATGATATGAGAGAGATGGTTAGTATTCAATCTCTTAAGCAATTAGAAAAATATGGAATGGTATATCAACCAATTGTTAATGAAGTATATGAAGGATTTGCGCCAGCTGAAAATTGTAGAAGACCTGAGCATATAAGTAAAGATAATAAGCCGGGAGAATTATACCCTGGTGCTGGTTTGGGTTGGATGACTGGTAGACACTATGGATGTTATTTAGCACATAGAGGAGCGTTGGAAACGATGGATACTGAAAACTTTGATTACACTTTAATATTTGAAGCTGATGCTTTTATTTATACTGGTTTGGAAGAATTTGTTGAAATTATACATAGAGCTTGTTTCCTTTCAGAAAGAGATAATGTACCATTCATTTCATTTGCAGATAACCCATCAAGAAGTAAAGAAAAAATAGATGAGTTATTTTCAAAGACTGCTGCAAATCAAGACTTGGCACATTGTTATTTAATTCCTAATAGAGAAAAGCAATGGTGGGCAGATAGACTTATAGATTGTGGTTGGGATGTTGGTGACCTTTGGTTTAATCACGTTTTTCACAATCACCCAAGACCAAGATATACAACTAATAAAATGTATAGTAAACAAGCGGAAGGATATTCATTATTAGATTTAACAGTTAAAACTTGGAATACATGATATATGATAATTTAAAAAAGAATCTAAATCCAATTGCAAATATTGATAATAAAGTAATTATTAATTTTGTAAAATGTGCTTTTTTAGAAATAAAAGGAAGTAAAAAGGCAGAATATAAAGTTGAATTTATTGATAATAAAACTAACCAAATTAAATTTTCTACTACAATAGCAAACAATTGTTGGTGTAAGTGTAATATTGAATATTTTGTAGAATGGAAAATTTTAATTTATGAAAATAATAAATTATGGTATGAGTACATTTACAATCCAACTGATAAAAGAATTTATATTTCATTGGATTCAAGAGCATTAGGTGATTCATTATCTTGGGTTGCTTACATAGATGAGTTTAGAAAGAAGTACAATTGTAAAGTAGTAACATCTACATTTATGAATGATATGTTTGAGCAAGATTATAAGGAAATTGAATTTGTAGCTCCAGGTACAAACGTTACTGATTTATATGCAATGTATAGTGTTGGTTTATTTTATAATGAAGATGGTACTATAAATGGTTTAAAAAATCCAATAGACCCAAAGCACCAAACAATGCAAAAAATGTGCACGGATATTTTGGGATTGGAATATACGGAAATTAGACCTAAAATAAAAAAAAGAAAACCATACATAGATAAAAATCTTAAACAAGTTTGTATTGGTGTATTTGGAACTGCACAATCTAAATTTTGGAATAACCCAGCTGGGTGGCAAGATGTCGTTGATTGGTTAAATAATAGAGGTTATACTGTAAAATTACTTTCAAAGGAAGGTGATGATTATATGGGAAATAAATTACCAAAAGGAATAGTTCAGCATCCAAACGGACCATTGGAATTGGTTATGGATGAAATGTTAAAATCAAAAGCATTTATAGGTATAGGTAGTGGTTTGAGTTGGTTGAGCTGGTCACTAAACGTTCCAACTGTATTAATTAGTGGGTTTTCATATGATTGGGCCGAAATGCAAGATTGTATAAGAATTGCAGCACCTAAAGGAAAATGCGAAGGATGCTTTAATAGACTTAAATTGGATCCGGGGGATTGGAATTGGTGCCCTGACCATAAGGGTACGGATAGGCAGTTTGAGTGTACAAAATCAATAACATCGGAAATGGTAATAAAGGAATTGGAAAAATTCTTATAAAAAATAAAAAAACAATATACTTATATATATAAACAATAAAAAACAAAATTATGGCAGGATTAGATAACATTCCACAAAAAACAACAGTTGAAATTGAAGCTGTTAAATTAGATGAAAAGACATTCGAACTTATCACAGAATTAAATCAAAAATCTGCAAAGATTATCAATGAATTCGGGCAAATCTACATGAGAAAAAGAGAAATTCAAAATGAATTAACTAATTTAGATGAATTTTTACAAAAAGGTGAAGATGAACTTAAATCTACTAGTTTAGAATTAAACGAAATATTAGATGCATTAGATGATAAGTATCCACAAGGTAGAATTAATTTACAAGATGGTACTATTCAATATCAACCAGGTGCACCTTCTAGAAAGCAACAAGCAGCTGAACAACAAGCACAACAATCAGCTGGTGCAATGAAAGTAGTAAAACAATAATATCGAATATTTATATAGGAACAACTATATAATGAACGAATTATCAAACTTTTTAATAGAAACAATATTGGGAGAAGCAGCTCAAATGGACAAAGTAGTTGTTGTCTATTCGGGCCGCTTTCAACCATTTCATAAGGGACACTACGCAACTTATGATAACTTAGTACGCAAATTCGGTAAGGATAGTGTATATATCGGAACTTCTAATGTTACCGATTCAAAGAAATCTCCATTTAATTTTAAGGAAAAGAAAGTAATAATGACAACTATGTTTGGTATTCCATCAAACAAAATTGTCAATATTAAAAATCCTTATGCACCTGAGGAAATACTAAAGAAGTATGACTCTGATACAACTGGTTTAATAGTTGTAGTTGGTGAAAAGGATGAAAATCGTTTAAGTGGTAAGTACTTCACTCCATATAAAGGTAAGGTAGAGCAAGGATATTTAGATAAAGGATATGTGTACGCATCACCTGCTACGGCAAATCCTATTAGTGGAACTGATGTTCGTTATTGGTTAAGTGCTGGTAGTTCGGATGATAGAAAGAAAAACTTCACAAAAGCATATCCAAAGTTTGATTCTCAGATATTCAAATTAATCACTCTTAAGTTAAAGAGTTTAAAAGAATGTATTAACGAAGAAATTAAACTAAACGTAAAAATTGGCGATACTATCTTAATGGGTAGATTTAAAAATAAAAAAGTAGTTGTAAAAACAATAGGAACTGATGATTGGGGAATGCCAACAATCAATGGTAAGAAGGTAGCAACATTCAGAATTCCTAAAAAAGAAACGTTAAAAGAAACGGCATCTAATAGTGGATTTCGTGGACAAGATGAGCCTGATACATCATTTGTAGCAGATGGGCAACCTAGAATACTAAACACAGCAAAGCCAGAATCTTGGTATGCACAAGGTGGATATACTCAATTACATACACCTAAAGCAGACGCTATGAGAGGTAGAGGAAAATCAAAAGATACAGAAACTCAATTCAGAAAAGCTTATTACAAATTAAAGAATGTAACACAAAGTACATTGAACCCAGCAGATGACCCATTTAAAGTAGAAGACTGGCAAGAAACCGAACCAAATAAAGCAATAGATAAACCTAAAAGATTTTGGGAATTGCCTGATAATCAAAAAGATACAATAATATCAAAAGAAGATATTAAAGAAATAGTTTCAGATTTTGATTCTATATTAGATGAGATGGGACTTGGTGGTGGAGCTGGTGTGGGTTTAAGTTTACCGGGTGGATATATTAATGGTGCACCTGATACTAAAGATGTTAAGAAAAATAGTAAGAAACTTAACAACAGCGGAATGAGTGGATATGAGGAGATTGATGAAGATACTGATACTATTCCTGGTGGTTTGGCAAAAGGTAAAACGCTAATTGATTTGGCTAAGAAGTATGATGAGAAAGGATACTATGACCCAAACCAATTTGCAGCAGAATATATCAAACCTAAATTAATGAATGGTATTAAAGTTGAAATGGAACATACAACTGATGTTCGTATTGCAACTGAAATAGCTATGGACCATTTATGGGAAGATATCAACTATTATGAGAAATTAGCTAAAATTGAAAAACCAATAAAAGAATCAATATTATTAGAAGGTGGGGCTTATGGACATATGAATCATCCATTTGATATTGAGATGAATCTTACATTTGGTGATTTAAAACAAATTGTGGTAAGGGCATTAAATGGTGATTTGGAATTGGCAAGAGAAAAGACTGATGGACAGGCATTGGCAGTTAGTTGGGTAAATGGTAGATTAGTTGCAGCTCGTAACAAATCACACCTAAAGAACAAAGGAGCTGGTGCTATGACAATAGGACAGGTAGCAGATAAGTTTGCCGGTAGAGGTGGATTAACCGATGCATATAACTTCGCTATGCAGGATTTATCAAAAGCAATAGCAGCACTATCCGAACCTCAGCGTAAGAAGATATTTAAAGATGGTAGTTCGTTTATGAACTTGGAAGTAATATATCCAACCTCTGTAAACGTAATCCCTTATAATCAACCCCTATTGGTATTTCATGGTACGTTTGATTATGATATCGATGGTACTATCGTAGGTGAGAACCAACAAGCGGCATCTATATTGGGTGGTATGATTAAGCAAGTAAATGCACATGTTCAATCAAAGTACACAATACAAGGACCTCCAATTAATAAACTTCCTAAATCAGAACATCTTTCTAAATTACAAGGAAAGTATTTGGGAATGATTTCTAAACTACAATCTGAATTTGGATTAGCTGACTCGGATGGTGTAGCTGATTATCATCAATCTTGGTGGACTAATTTTGTAGAAAAGAAAGCTAAGAAGTTAGATTATCAACAAAAGATAGGATTAATAAAGAGATGGGCTTTTGGTGACAAGAGTTTCCGTATAGCAGAAATAACCGATGACAAATTAAGAGCATGGGCTGAACAAACTGATAAGCAAGACCAACAAAAAATAGGAAAGCAAAATCTAATGAGATTTGAGGAGATATTTTTAGGAGTTGGTGCGGATGTGTTATCGTTTATGGACTCGGTTCTTACAGCAAACCCTGATAGTGCCAAAAGACAAATGGTAGCTCGTTTACAATCAACAATATCGCAAGTAAAAGCAAGTGGTGACCCTAAGAAGATTGAAAAATTAAAATTAGAATTATCTCGCTTAAATGCACTTGGTGGATTTGAAAAAATTGTACCAAATGAGGGTATTGTATTTGTCTATGGTGGCAACACCTACAAATTAACAGGTGCATTCGCACCCCTAAATCAAATTTTAGGAATTTTCTTTGATAAATAATCGTTTTCTGAATTTTGATATACTTATATATACAAATATATCGTAAGTAATATGGCAAAGGAATTCAATAAAAAGTTTATGCACCCAACACGTAGAAAGTTGGTGGATATGGTATTGACGGGTGGTGAATATGAAAAAAACACACAAATATCATTTTCTGGGGCAGATAAAGAAATTGTAAAGCATGAGGTTGGTGAAAGATGGACTGATGATAGAGGTAAGACTTGGATACAACATGAAGGAGGTAAGATAGAAACATCGGAACTATCAGATACAATGCAAGAAGTAAGAGCTTATTTAGATAAGTTAAATAGTTGTAAATCTGATAATTGTAAAACAATAAAAATAGGTAGAGTTGATAAAAAAATCATATCTAAAACTGGATATTGTTTACACTGTCTTACTTTGAGAGAAGCTCAGATAAAATATGATGGATTGTGGGAAGCATATGAAGATTATAAAATATATTCTAATATGATTGCACATGGTAATGATATAGTGGCTCAATTCAAACAAGCTTATAGAGATTCAAAACAAACATACGAAGTAGTTCAAGAAGATGGTAAGATTGAAACTTGGAGTATGGAACGAGATGTAGAAGAACTTAAAGCAGAAATCCTTTTGGAGATTGTTAAGTTTGAAGGTGAGATTGAGCAAGCTACTAAATTAAGAAATGAGGCTTACGATAAATTAAAAGATAAAAATTACGATTTAGTAAGACCACTTAAAGATTAGTATGAGTACAGGTATAACACAAAAGAAATCTCTAAAAGATATTATTGCGGAAGAATACAAAAAGTGTGCGGTAGACCCGATTCACTTTATGAAGAAGTATTGTATGATTCAGCATCCGGTGAGAGGTAAGATACCCTTTCACTTATTTCCATTTCAAGAAAAGACCCTAACACAATTTAATAGTAATAGGTTTAACGTAGTTCTTAAATCACGTCAAACTGGTATATCAACGTTATCAGCTGGATACGCACTTTGGAAAATGATATTCAATTCGGATTTTAACGTATTGGTTATTGCAACAAAGCAAGATGTTGCAAAGAACTTAGTAACAAAGGTAAGAGTGATGCATGAATTGCTTCCTAGTTGGCTTAAAGGAGGTTCTATGGAAGATAACAAACTTTCCCTTCGATTAACAAATGGTTCTCAAATTAAGGCTATTGCTTCATCTCCTGATGCAGGACGTTCTGAAGCCCTATCACTTCTTATATTTGATGAGGCCGCCTTCATTGATGATATCGATGAGATTTGGGTGGCGGCTCAATCAACACTATCTACGGGTGGTAGTTGTATTGCACTTTCTACTCCAAATGGTGTGGGTAATTGGTTTCACCAAACTTGGTTAGGAGCTGAGGAAAGTAGAAACCCATTCAATACAATAAGATTACATTGGACAGTACATCCTGAAAGAGACCAAAAATGGAGAGATGAGCAAGAAAAATTATTAGGTACAAAGAAAGCAGCACAAGAGTGTGATTGTGACTTCGTATCTTCTGGTGAGACAGTAATTGAACCGGAAACGCTAATGTTTTTTAAAGAAACATATATTCAAGAACCAATAGAGAAAGGTGGATTTGATGGAAACCTTTGGAAATGGGAACATCCTGATTATAATAAATCTTATATGGTTGTTGCCGATGTTGCGAGAGGCGATGGGGCCGATTATTCAACTTGTCATGTAATTGATATCGTAAACGCAACTCAAGTAGCAGAATATAAAGGTAAAGTTGATACAAAAGATTTTGGGAATTTCTTAGTAGCACTTTCAACTGAATATAATGATGCTTTACTTGTGGTGGAGAATGCAAACATTGGTTGGGCAACAATTCAACAAGTAATTGATAGAGGATATAAAAACTTATTCTATATGAGTAAGGATTTAAAATATATTGATACTGAGAATCAAATGACAAATAAATATAGAGCTGAAGATAGAGGATTAGTAGCTGGTTTTTCAACTACTTCTAAGACTAGACCTTTAATCATATCAAAACTAACGGATTATTTTAGAGAGAAATCAGTTATAGTTCGTTCTTCTCGTTTAATAGATGAGTTATTTACATTTATCTATATGAATGGTAGAGCAGAAGCTATGAAGGGTTATAATGATGACTTGGTAATGGCGTTTTCAATTGGACTATGGGTAAGAGATACGGCACTTCGTTTAAGACAAGAGGGAATCGATTTAACTAAAAGTGCGGTAGGTGGTATTACATCAAATACATATAATGGTATTTATGGTGGGGGAAACAGTATGGATGATAACCCTTGGAAAATGAGAGTTGGTGATGATTTTGAAGATTTATCCCAATGGTTGTAGTGTTTTGATATTTTACGATATTTATGTTATATAATGTCAAAATAGGATTTTGTAGAAATTAATAATAAATTATGGCAGAACAAGAAATAGATGATAGAAGTTTTTTTGGAAGGTTAAAGAAGTTATTCTCGACCCAAGCTATCGTAACCGTTGATAAAGATGGTAAACGTAAGGTTGTTGATACTGATGACCGCCAAATGAATACAAACTTCGTAAATCTTAGAGATAGATATACAAAGTTACAAAGGTCTTACTATGAGACTAATCAGGGAGCACAATCAATGGCATATCATCAAGTTCGTAGAGAACTTTTTAGAGATTATGATGCTATGGATAATGACCCGATTATAGCATCGGCATTAGATATCTACGCTGATGAATCTACTACAAAGAATGAATATGGTGATGTATTACAAATTAAATCATCAAATGAGAATGTAAGTGCAATACTTCATAACTTATTTTATGATGTAGTTAATATTGAATTCAATTTATGGCCTTGGGTAAGAAACTTGGTAAAATATGGTGATTTCTTTTTAGCATTGGAAATAGCAGAAGGTAAAGGTATTATTAATGTAACTCCATACTCTGTATATAATACGGAAAGATTGGAAGGTACTGACCCAATGAATCAAAATTATGTTAAGTTTAAAGTTGAATTAGATAGATTTGGTAAAAAAGAATATGAGAACTATGAAATGGCTCACTTTCGTTTATTATCAGATACAAACTTCCTTCCATATGGTAAGGCTATGATTGAAAATGGTCGTAGAGTATGGAAACAATTATCTTTAATGGAAGATGCGATGTTAATCCATCGTATTATGAGAGCACCTGAAAAGAGAGTGTTCAAAATTGATATTGGTAATATTAACCCACAAGAGGTTGATAACTATATGCAAAAGATTATCAACAAAATGAAGAAAACTCCATTTGTTGATAAAAATAGTGGCGATTACAACTTAAAATATAATATTCAGAATCTTACTGAAGATTTCTTCTTACCTGTTAGGGGTGGAGATAGTGGTACGGCTATTGAAAACTTAGCTGGATTAGAATACGCAGCAGTTGAAGATATTGATTACTTAAAAGCTAAACTATTTGCAGCATTGAAAGTTCCAAAGGCTTACTTATCATATGATGAGAACGTTAATGGTAAAGCTACATTGGCTGCAGAAGATGTTCGTTTTGCTAGAACAATCGAAAGAATTCAAAGAACAATCGTTAGTGAATTATATAAGATAGCAATTGTTCACTTAGCTGGACAAGGTATTGATGATGCTGAAATGACAAACTTCCAACTTACTTTAACTAACTCATCTACAATATATGAGCAAGAGAAGGTAAATCTATGGAGTGAGAAAGTTAGATTAGCAACTGATATCAAAGGAATGAATATGTTATCTACCGATTGGGTATATCATAACGTATTTAGTATGAGTGAGGATGAAATGGATATGGAGAGAGCTAAAATGGTATTAGACCTTAAAGATAGATTCCGTTATAACTCAATTGAACAGCAAGGAGAAGACCCAGCAAACCCGCCAGAACAACAAAACGTTGAGGAAGAAATTCAAAAAATGAAGCAGGAGATTGTGGATAATAAAGGTGGTAGGCCAAGGGAGGGAAATACATATGGTAAAGATAAACATCCATATGGTAGAGACCCATTGGGTAACAAAGAAAATGAGAAAGAGAGAAAGAGAGAAACTCGTTCAATCGAATCAAGTAAAAAATTAGCAAGAGAATATATAAACGGAATTTCAGCAAAAAAGAAGATTTTAAGTGAAAAAACACAAAAAACTGACCTTTTAGATGAAAATAATCTGTTAGATGACAGTAAATTTTAATAAACATTAAAAAGTTTATATTTATATGTGTTAGTTTATAGATATAGGTTAAATTATAGGGAAATAAATGAAAAAAATAAAACATTCTAAGGTTAAGAATACCGGAGTGTTATTTGAGCTTTTAGTAAGACAAATAACATTAGAGGTACTTAACGGTGATAAGACGGAAAACGCAAAAAACATTGTAAAAGAATTCTTTGCTTCTGGTACTGAATTAAATAAAGAATTACGTCTTTATGATTTACTATTAAAAGAAAAATATAATTCTGAAAGCAAAGCGGAAATGTTTGTTGATACTGTATCACAAGCACATTCTAAATTAAACGAAGGTAAACTTGCAAAAGAAAAATATAATCTTATTAAGCAAATTAATGAGAAATTTGAATTAGAGCAGTTTCTTTCATCTCCTATAACAAATTATAAGGTATTGGCATCTATATATAAAGTTTTTGAATCTAAAAAATCAGAAAACTATGATATTAAAGATGTATTTAATTCAAAAGTAACCTTAATCGAAAATATTATAGCTAGACCTTCTATCAAAACTAACAAAGTAGAAGATACTAAATTAATTGAATCATATAAACAACAAGACAAAGACCTACGATTATTAACCTATAAGATTCTTGTTGAAACATTTAATAAAAAATATACAAATTTAGATTCAAAGCAAAAGAATTTGTTAAAGGAATATATAAACAATATTTCAAATACATCTAAATTTAAAGATTACCTTTCAGTAGAATTACCAAATATCGTATCTGAACTAAAATCTATCAAATTAAAAATTCAAGACAAAGTTACTACAATTAAATTATCTGAAACTATTTCTGTTTTAGAAAAAATGAAAATGGGTAAATCTGTATCTGATAATCAAGTTTCATCTATTATGCTTTCTTATGAGTTAATCAAAGAATTAAAATCTAAAGTAAAATAATGGAAGCTAGATTAAAAGAAATAATCAGAACAATAGTTAAAGAAATCCAATCTGAAAAGGAATTGGAGGAAATGACTGTAACTGGTGCAGTTGCTGGATATGATACTCCAAACGCATTTTCTAAACCTGGTCAAACTGGAAAGAAAAACAATAGATTGGCTAAAGTAACTGGTGGTGAGGTTGTTGATGATTTAGAAGAAGGAATAACAAGTAGTGCTGGTGCACCATTTTCAAAACCATCCGAAGTTGCTGGTAAAAACGCTAAATTAGCTAAATTATCTGGCGGTACAATTGTTGGTGAAGAAAAGGATTGGTTGAAAAACGATATTCCTGCTAATTCTAAAAAACCATTGGAAATAAAACCAACCGCAACTGATTGTAGTGATTCTGGTGAAATTGCTGATAAGAGTGGTATGGTATTGACAAAGAGTGATGATGCGGCTAGTTTAAACGAAAATCGTTGGTTAGCAATTAAAAATGAAGATGGTTCTCCTAAATCTAAAATGAGTAAGGGTATAACATCTATCAAACAACAATTAGGTGAAGTAGAGAAATTTGTTAACTGGTATTCTAAGATAAAGAATGAGAATGGAGTTAAGAGAGGAGATTACTATAAAAGAACAAATAAGAGTTTACATAAGATAAAAGAGAGGTTAATGAATCTTTCAGAAAAAATAAGAACATTATAATATGAACATAACTAGACAAAGACTAAAAGAATTAGTTAAGGAAGTGATGACAGAAGAATCTGAATATCAAGCATTCTTTCAAAAAGCTTTAGATAAAGCAGGTAAAGATATTAATGCAATGTCAGATGAAGAAAAGAAATCTTTCTTTAATAAAATTGATTCTGCTTGGAATGGTAAGGGTGAAAAGAGTGAAGGTAATGCTTTTGGAGCGGCCGTTTCTAACGCAAAGCAAGCAGGAGATGATGAGTTTGAAGTCGATGGGGAGGAATATAAAGTAGAAGCAATATCTACTGAATTACCATCCGCAACAATTCCAGCTGCAATTAAAATGAAATTATCTCAAGCAATTGATAAAATCAAAGATGCTAGATTAAACCCTATGCAAAAATTACAATTAGTTGCACAGGTTGTTGATAGTTTAGGTGTTGATAAATCTCAATTAGGTACTATTGCTAATAAGATTAGAAGCAAAATGGAATCTAAAAAATAAGAATATAAATGAAATCACTCTTAATAGAAACAAACCTATTCGAAGGTAAGGTACAAGAAGATGACGGAGGGAGAACCTTAGTAAAGGGTATTCTACAAAGAGCATCTGCTGAAAACCAAAATGGTAGAGTATATCCTAGAGAAATCTTAATGAGAGAAGCTAAGAAATACGAAATACTAATTAAAGAACGTAGAGCATTGGGTGAATTAGACCATCCGGATTCTACTGTAATTAATTTAAAGAACGTATCTCATAACGTAAGAGAAATTCATTGGGAAGGTGATGACCTTTGTGGGACAGTAGAAATTCTACCAACGCCATCTGGTAACATCTTAAAAGAATTATTAAAAGCTGGTATTCTATTAGGTATCTCATCAAGAGGTATGGGCTCAGTAACTAATATCGGAGAAGGCAAAGTAAAGGTTCAGGATGACTTTGAATTGATTGGTTGGGATTTTGTATCTAACCCATCTACACATGGTGCATTTATGGTGCCTGTAAACGAATCGGTAAATAGAGGTTTACAACAAATAGGAACTGATGTTTGTGGTCAATACTGCAAAGCACAGGATTTAATGAGAGAAATAATAACTGAAATAGCATAATAATGGCAAAGAACTTTGATATATACGATTTCGTACACAACAATAAGATAACCTTAAAAGTTGATGGCAATAAAGGAACTACTGTAGCGAAAGCATACAATGATATCCGTAAAACTAACTTGAAAGAAGTAAAGATAGTTAATGGTAAATTCAGTATAGCTGAAAACTTAGAAGGTGAAGATAGAAAATTATCTACTGAAGTTAAAAAACACTTCTTAGAAATTATTTCTACTTACAACACTTTTCAAGACCAAATGAAAAGACAATCTGATATGACTGAGGTTGCAAACACATTAGGTGCTATTGTTGAGGCTGCAAAAGAAATGACATTGAGAGAGAGTGGTGATTGGTTTGATAATGTGACTGTAAAAAGAAATATGCAGGAATTGGATAAAATGGGTAAATCATTTGATAAGTTCGCTGTTGAAGCAAAACAAATGGATGAAAGATTACATTCTTTATATGAAGATATGGGTCACATCTTAAATCGTTACTATGAAATTGCAGATATCGCTACAGATACAATGCACGAAAGATTAGGTAATAAAAAGAAATAATATGATTAGTTTAGCAGGATTGGTATCGCAAAAAGCATTTGGTAAATTTGAAATGGGTAAAGTAATTTCTAATCCATTTGCAAACGCATTCATTAAAGAAGGTGAGGGTGAAGACCACGAAGTTTCTATGGCAAATAATTCAATCGATATCATTATTAAGATGGCAACTGAATTGAAAGCTAAAATGGGTGAGGATGAAAAACAAATCCCAGCTTGGATTCAAGACCATATCGCTAAAGCAGAAAACTTAATTTCTCAAGCATCTGGAAACTATCACGAATATGGTGATTCAAACGAAAATATTAACGAAGAACCTGCAAAATCAACTGGCGAAAAAATACAAAATTTAAATAATAGAATTAAGGCACTAAAAGATAAAATGGCAGCAACCAAATCATCCGAACAAAAAAACCTTATTCAACAAAGATTAAAAAACGCATTACAAACACTATCTAATTACAAAAAACAAAACATTAGTAAAGAAAGTAAAATAGCTGAAGATAAAGGTCCTTGTTGGAAAGGGTATCAGCAAATTGGTATGAAAGATAAAGGTGGTAAGCAAGTTCCAAATTGTGTACCTAACGAATCAATTATTAAAGAAGCTGGTGTACCTATGTACAATGCATATTTAGCATTATCTAATAAAGTTAGAAATTTGGAAGATGTACAAAAAGAATTATCTAAAAAATATTTTGCTGAAAAGGAATTGAATAAAAAAACAACGTTATTACAACAATTAAAAAAAGGTACTGACGAATTAAAAAAATGGAGAGCGAGAATGGCAAAGGTAGAAAGTGATTATATAATGAATTTAGATAGAGATGCTGAATATTCTGAATAAATAAATTTTAAAAATATATAAAGAAAAGCTTGGTTATTCCAAGCTTTTTTCGTATCTTTACATATGATTAAGCCTTTCTCCATATTAGATACAAGAACTAAAGAATGGCAGGACCGTAAGAGGTACTGGGTACAAACCTATAATATTCAATCGGAATTAGGTAGAGAGGATACCGAAAGTAGAGCCCGTTTCTGGGAAGATAATACAATTTCAATATTCGATGCAACTCTTTGTGAGCATATGTATCAATGGTTCACTCCAAAAGAAGGTAAGATATTAGACCCATTTGCCGGCGGAAGTGTTAGGGGTATTGTAGCAACTGAAATGGGATATGAGTATATGGGTATTGATTTATCCAAACAACAAATAGAAGAAAACCGAAAGCAATCAGATAAACCAAAATGGGTAACTGGTGATAGTGATGATATACTTGATGTATTAGTAGATGAACAATTTGATTTTGTTTTTACTTGCCCACCTTATTATGATTTAGAAGTTTATAGTGATAATCCTTTAGATATATCAACTATGGAAGATGATAAGTTTGATGAAAAGTATTTCAGTATATTAGGAAAGGCTGCGAAAAAGTTAAAGAACAATAGATTCTTTGCAGTAGTAGTATCCGAAGTAAGAGAGCAATCTCTAACTGGAAATTACAAAATCGGAAAGTATAAAGGATTGGTATCTAAAACTATTCAAGCTTGTGAGGAAGCTGGACTACACTTCTATAACGATATGATTCTATTCAATTCGCAACATCAGGCTGCTAGAGTGGTTGATACCTACTTCAAAAGAAATCGTAAGATAGCATCGGTTCACCAAAACATATTAGTATTTGTAAAAGGAAACCCTGATATTGCTGCTGAAGATATTGAATTCGATGGAACTTATGAATGTATAGTAGATGGTAAGGAATACAAATCATTTAGAGAAGCAGCTATATCAATAGACCCAAATGTATTAGTAGCTACCGAAGTTCAAAGAAGATGCCGTTCAACTAAATCAAAATATAAAGAGTGGCAAATCATTGGTGAGGAAACGAAGCCGGATATTAAATACGAAGTTGATGGTATCCCTTTTGAAAATCCAAAACAGGTAGCAGAATTGATTGGTGGTGATATGAGCGAATCAATGGCTAGAAATTATATAGAATCAAACAATCCCAAATACCGCCATTGGAAGAAAGCCGATGGATGGGATATTACCTACAACGAAATGCAAGATTTGTGGGAAAGAAACATTACATTAGAATTACCTATCATAAGTTGTGAAGGTAAAGAATTTTATTCAATTATAGATGCAGCCAACTTCTTTGGTTGTTCAGATGAGCGTATTCGCCAAAAACTTAAATCAGATAAGTATTCTGGATTTATTTATCTTTTCTAAAGAATTTTTTAGAAAAATTACGTTTTCTCAATCTTTTGTATATTTATTGATACAATAACCTATTTCATATAGGTTTTTCCATTGGTAATGAATACTCACCTTTATGTGTAGTGACCAAAACGCCAATAAAAAATTCTATTGAAGTCCACAAATACAATGACTTCAGAAATCCGATAAATAAGGAAAACAAATGGCAAGTTCAAAATTGTTGAAAGAAGCAATTGCTGATGCTAAAGCTGTACGTGAAACTGCTATCGCTAATGCTAAAATAGCACTAGAAGAAGCATTTACTCCTCGTTTACAATCTATTCTTTCTAAGAAATTACAAGCCGAAATGGAAGGTGATGAAGAAGAAGCAGATATGAACGAAGATAATGATGTATCTAGTGAATTAGGCGGTGGTGATAACAAACAACCAGCAGACAAAGCAAACTCAGCACAAACTGACCTAAGTGGTATCTCTAAGCAATCTGGCGAAGCTGGAAGCGAAGTAGAAGACTACGACAAAGTTAAAGACCTTACTGAAGGCGAAGATGAGTTCGGTGCAGAAGAAGAAATTCCTGCAGAAGAACCAGCAGCTTTTGAAGGTGAAGACATGGCTCCAGAAATGGACATGGATGCAACTGACGAAGATGAGTTAGATTTAGAATCTATCATCAGAGAGTTAGAAGCACAAATCGCAGGTGAAGAAAGTGAGGAAGAAATTCCTGCTGAAGCGCCAGCTATGGAAGGTGAAGATATGCCGGTTGAAGAACCAGTAGCAGCTGAACCAACTGAAGAACCAGCAATAGAGGGTGAAGACCCAGCTATGGCTGATGATGAAATCGACTTAGACGAAATTCTAAGAGAAATGGGATATGGAGATGATGAAGCTGAAGAAGAAGCACCAGCGGTAGATGCAGCAGCTAACGAAGCTATTAAAGCTGAATTAGAAGAAGCATTGGCTGTTATTAAATCTTTGAAAAACACAATCAACGAAGTAAACCTTTTAAACGCTAAATTATTATACGCTAACAAATTGTTCAGAGGTTATAACTTAACTAACGAACAAAAAGTTAAAGTTGTAGAAAATTTAGACAGAACTTCAACTGTAAGAGAAGTAAAATTAGTTTACGCAACACTTTCTGAATCAATGAAATTCACAGGAACTGAAAGAAAAGTAGCTCAAGTTAAAAAGAACATTACCGAAGGTATTGCTTCTAAGGCTCAAGCTTCAACAGCTCCTAAAAAAGAAATCATCGCAGAAAGTAATGAATTAGCAAATCGCTTTAAGCAATTAGCTGGTATCATAAAATAAAAAACCCATAAAAAAAATAAATAAAAATGGCAAATTTTGATTTAAGCAAACTTATGGAAGGCAAGAACCCACAAGCAGTAATGTTGGCTGAAACACGTCAATTGAAAAGCAAATGGGAGAAAACTGGCCTTTTAGAAGGTATGAAAGATAGAGACCAACACTCTATGGCTGTTCTTTTAGAGAACCAAGCAAAACAATTGTTGGATGAGGCAACTCAAACAGGTACATCTTCAGGTTCTGAGGAGTGGTCTGGTGTTGCTTTACCTTTAGTAAGAAGAATCTTCGGAGAAATCGCATCTAAGGAATTCGTTAGTGTTCAACCAATGAATTTACCTTCAGGTCTTATCTTCTTCTTAGACTTCAAATATGGTACACAACAAGGAGCTGCATCACAATATAGTGGTCAATCTTTATTTGGTGGTAACCACACAACTGCATCTGGTGCAGACGCAGCTGATTTTGGTAGAACTAAAGCAGCTGTAAACGGTCTTTATGGTGAAGGACGTTATGGTTATTCAGTAAACGACCAATCTGTAACTGCTACTGTAAGTGCACAAACTTCAGCTTCTTGGGTTGATTGTGGATTTGATTCGTTCTATTCAGCATCTACATCTGGTGATACAACAACTGGAAAGCAAATAGTTAAATTAACTATTCCTAAAGCTAACATCTCTGCAACAGCTGATACTGAAGCAGTACGTTCTTTCCAAGTTTCGTCTGGTGTAACTGCAAACTTAAGTCAATTCAACTATGTATCTGGTACTAACGTTGTAATCTTCGTTTCTGCTTCTTTAGCTCAAAGAGCTGCATTAGCAAACGCTGGTACTGCGGCTATCACTTATTCTGAAGTTCCTGTAGCTTACGATAGAGGTGATTTCGAAGACCAATCAGGTCAACTTCCTACACCAACTTATGGTAACCAAACAACTGCATTGGATATTCCTGAAATTGATCTTGAATTAAAATCTGAGGCAATCGTTGCTAAGACTCGTAAGTTGAAAGCAGTATGGACTCCTGAATTAGCACAAGATTTGAATGCATACCATTCAATCGATGCTGAAGCTGAATTAACTTCTATGTTATCTGATTATATCTCTTTAGAGATTGATTTAGAAATCTTAGATATGTTAAAATCAAACGCTTTGACTACTGAATACTGGTCTACAACTGTAGGTGAGGAATATGTACGTTCTAGCGGTACTTGGGCTAACATAGGTGGTTCTTCTAATGCATACACAAAGAATGCATGGTTTCAAACTTTAGGTGTTAAATTGAACAAAGTATCTAACAAGATTCATCAATTAACATTAAGAGGTGGTGCTAACTTTATCGTTGCTTCTCCTGATGTTTGTACTGTTTTAGAATCAATTCCTGGATTCGTTGTAAATGCAGATAAAGACGCAATGCAGTTCGCTGCTGGTGTTACTGCAGTTGGTTCTATGAGCAATAGATACACAGTTTACAAAAACCCTTACATGACTTCTAACGAAATCTTGATGGGTTATAGAGGTAACAACTTCTTAGAGACTGGTGCTGTTTACGCTCCATATGTTCCATTGATTATGACTCCATTAGTGTATGACCCTCAAAACTTTACTCCACGTAGAGGTGTGATGACAAGATACGCTAAGAAAATGGTGCGTCCTGAATATTACGGTAAGATTTATGTTAAAGATTTAGCTTCTATCTAAGGATAAAAGTTGATACTTTACTAAGTTTAACTGGTAACGGTTCAATATTAAAAGGGAGGTGAGAAATCATCTCCCTTTTTTATGTCTTTTTTATTTTTACCCCTTTCCAACATTTTAATATTTATAAGAGTATTAAACCGAATTACTTATGGCAGCAGGAAAATACTCTTTTATAATAGAGCAAGGAGCAACAACAAATTTTCAAATCAATTGGAACGATGAATCAGGTTCAGCAGTTGATTTGAGTGGTTATCATGCTAGAATGCAAATCAGACCGGGTGTTGAATCATCTGATGTCTTTCTTTCACTATCATCATCTTTAAAGTCCGATAATACGGGAATCAATTTAAGTGGTTCTAATTTTATAACTCCATTGGCAAGTGGTTCAATAGGAATATACATATCTGCAGCATCTTCATCCGCATTAAATTTCGGTGAAGCATTTTACGATTTAGAATTAGTAAAAGGTAATGAGGTTACCCGTTTATTAGAAGGTAAAGTTAAGTTATCTAAAAACGTAACACGATAGGATGTCAATACAAATAGAAAAAAATATTACAACTGTCCAAGTTGAAATACCAAAAACAAATGTTGCAATTGAAACTGCGATAACGGAAATAACTGTCCAAACTTCACAACCGGAAATAATAATAGCAACGGCAGGAGTTCAAGGACCGGTAGGGCCAAGAGGTTTTGATACTGGTACTTCGGGAACATCTGGAACAAGCGGAGTAACCGGCACATCGGGAACTTCTGGAATAGGAAGTAATGGTACATCGGGTACATCCGGTTCAAACGGTATAACTGGAGCAGGTGGTACGGCTGGTTCATCTGGAACATCAGGTTTAAATGGTACATTCTTTGGAAGTAGTGGAACATCTGGAGTAAGTGGAACTGGTGGCACAAGTGGTACATCAGGAACTTCTGGAGTAAGTGGAAGTAGTGGGACTAGTGGTATAAGTGGTAGTGATGGTACAAGCGGCACATCTGGAACAAGTGGCACTTCGGGAACGTCTGGAGTAAGTGGAGAAAATGGTAGTAGCGGTACATCGGGTACAAGCGGTACATCTGGAGTAAATGGTAGTAGTGGTACAAGCGGTGTAAGTGGAAGTAGTGGAACATCTGGAACTTCTGGCACATCTGGAATTAGTGGAAGTAGTGGGACTAGCGGTGTAAGTGGTAGTGTAGGAACAAGTGGTACGAGCGGTGTAAGTGGAGAAAATGGGAGTAGCGGTACATCAGGAACTTCTGGAATTAGTGGGTCATCAGGAACTTCTGGTACAAGTGGAGTAAGTGGTAGTAGTGGAACATCTGGCACATCCGGTACTTCTGGAGTAAGCGGAACTTCTGGCACATCAGGAACTTCTGGAGTAAGTGGTAGTAGTGGTACAAGTGGTACATCAGGAACTTCTGGATTCTCAATAGATAGTGGTTCATTCGCAACAACCGGTTCTAATCAATTTAATGGTAATCAAACTATAACAGGTTCTCTTATTCACGGATTAGAGGGAAATCTAGCAACCGGAGACCAATCACATGCTGAAGGAAGTGTTACTAAAGCAATAGGAAACTACTCACACGCTGAAGGAGATTTTACACAAGCAAAAGGAGATTACTCACATGCTGAAGGTCAAGAAACAATAGCATCCGGTTCATATTCACATGCCGAAGGTTATCAAACAATAGCATTAGGTCAAAGACAACACGTAACAGGTCAATATAATTTTGTATCACCCGTACAATCCGCTTTTATTGTAGGTAATGGAATTGATGGTGGTAATAGAAGTAATCTTATATACGCTGCAGAAAATGCAGTGGAGATAACTGGTTCATTGAATGTATTAGGTAATCAAACTATAAGTGGTTCTACAACTCAAATTGGTAATAATACTCTAATTGGTAACACCATTTTAAGTGGTTCAATTAATGTAAGTGGCTCATTTACAGGTTCACTACAAATAGATGGTGATTTAAATTTGCAATCACCGCATTCTTTTTATAGATGGGGAAATAAGTTATTCAATTACGGACAATGGGCTTCATTAGAAACTCAAACTGGTTCTGCTAATACGGCATACGCTATGAAGTTAGAAGTTCCGGTACCTGAATTTGAAGGTATCTATGTGGGCAATAATGCTAGTGGATTTCCAACTAGAATTTACGCACAAAATACAGGATTATACAATATTCAATTTTCAGCACAACTACATACCACATCAAACCAAGTGTGTGATTTTTCTGTTTGGTTTGCTATGACAGGTTCTAATATAGCTAATTCAAATACGGATTTCTCTATTGAAAAGGTAAGTGGTGGTGGATTTCAAGTGGCAGCATTAAACTTCTTAACTCCAATTACATCCGGAAGTTATGTAGAATTGTATTGGTCAAAAACAACGGCAAACGGACAATTGCAATATAAGGGAACGCAGGTATCACCAACTAGACCGGCAACACCATCGGTAATTGTGACAGTAACGCAAGTGGCATAATTTTAGATAATCCGATTCTAAACACTATTCTTTAATTTTTTTATATTTATAGGTAACGATTAAAAAAGTACTTATAAATGGCACAAGAATTAATATATCCGGGTTCATCTTCATTCTTTCCGGGACAAACTCCCTTTGGAATATACGATGATGATTATGTATTCCAAGAAGATGCACCAAAAATGGCACTATGGTGTGCTAGAAGATTAGGTTTTCCTATTCAAAACGTAGAATTGCAGGATGAAAACTTCTATGCATGTTTTGAGGAATCGGTATCTGAATACTCCGCACAAGTAAATCAATTTAATATTCGTAATGACCTGTATTCTCTTAAAGGTAGAGATACTGGTACTAACTATTCTGGAAAATTAGTAGAAGGTAGCATATTACCGCATTTAGTACAAATTTCAGATGCATATGGTACTTTAGTAGGAGTTGGTGGAAATACTGAAATTAAGAAAACAAAGATAACTTTAACCGAAGGTCAGCAAGTGTATGATTTAGATACATTAATATCTGCGGTAAGTGAGAGTGGTAATCGTATTGATGTTAGTAAAGTTTATTTTGAAGCAACGCCAGCAATCAATCGTTTCTTTGACCCGTATTCAGTAAGTGGACAAGGTACTTTAAATTTAATTGATGAATTTGGATTTGGTTCATATTCACCGGCAGCACAATTTGTATTGATGCCTGTATTTGAGGATTTATTAAGAATACAACATATTGAATTTAATGACCAAATTAGAAAATCGGCACATACGTTTAATATTGTAGATAATAAACTTACTATATTCCCAAGACCAACAGCTACAACAATATCAACAAAACCTGATATTTACATTGATTATTTTGTAAGAAAAGATTTTATAGCAAATTCTACATCGGTAAAATCAAATGTAGTTTCTGATTTTTCAAACGCAGGATATGATTTTATTCAATATACTACTATAAATGATGTTGGTAAGCAATGGATTAGAAAATATACTCTTGCATTAGTAAAAGAATTATTGGGAGCAATTAGAGAAAAATATTCAACTATTCCAATTCCGGGTTCTGAAATTAGTTTAGATGGAGCAGCATTGAGAAGTGAAGCACAAACCGAAAAGGAAGCTCTAATGACTCAATTAAGAGAAACATTGGAGGAGTTGAGTAGAAAAGTACAATTTGAAAATAAAGCTAACGAAGCTAAGCAACAACAAGAAATGTTGCAAAAAGTACCATTAGCAATTTATATCGGATAATTATGGCAAGATTTGCATTAGGTAGAGATATAAGATTCTTCGAAGGAATCTCTAGAGAATTAGTAGATGCAGTGGTAACAACCGCTGTGGTACTTTACAAGCTTATTATCGAAGATAGTAAAACAAATCTATATGGTGAATCTCTTTCTAAAACTTATTATAATGGTATGGAGTGTAACGCTATTATTGATAGACAAGATACCAGCGCTAATTATGAAGGGTTTGGAGCAGATGCATCACAAACTGTTGAATTCCGTTTTAATAGATTTACTTTAGAAGATAAAGGATTCTATCCTGAAATTGGAGATATTATTTTTCACAACAATGCTTATTTTGAAATTGATAATGTAAGAGAAGATTTTTTAATTGGTGGTAGAACTGGAGAGGAAGAACATTTCTCACTTATATGTTCAACATTTATGACTAGACGTAGTTCTATACAAACTGAAATGAGAATAGTATAATGGAAAGAAACGATATAAATAGAGCAAATCAACTACCAATAGAAAAGCAATATCAAAAAGGTGTAAAACTAATTGATATTGATACTACTATTGCTGAATATATGGTAGCAACAATTATACCTGAAGTTGAAGAAAACGCAGCAATTGTTAAAGTTCCATTAATATATGGTAATGCTGAAAGATGGGAAGGTGCAAGAAAGAACGGATATCTAAGAGACCAAAGAGGTAGAATACAAATACCTTTAATAATGTTTAAGAGAAACTCTATACAAAGAGATGATACTAGGCAAAATTTTAAGGATGGTGCTAGAATGCCGGCATACCAAACATATTCTAAAACAAATAGATACGAAAGATTCAGTTTACAAAATGGAGTACAACCTGTAAAGGAATTGTACAACGTTGCTGTTCCTGATTATGTGACTGTAACATATGAAGTAATGATTTGGACATCATTTACAGAACATATGAATAAAATTGTAGAAGCATTTCAATACGCTACTGATAGATATTGGGGAACTGAAAGTGGATATAAATTTAGAACAAGATTAGATTCATTTGAAAATCAGCAAGAAGTTGGTGAGGGAACTGAAAGAGTAATTCGTACTACATTCACAATGACTGTAAACGCTTATTTACTTCCTGAAACATTTAATAAAGTTCCAACAATTAAAAAAGAATACTCAAAGAAAAGAGTTGTGTTTGGTGTTGAGACTGATTTAAGTGGTGATTTATTCGCATCACCTACATTATATAATGAGTATGGGCAAATTATTGATTTCGTTGCAATTAGAGGTTCTCAAATGGGTGAGTTTGTAAACGCAACAACTGTAAAATTAACAAATGTAAAGAAGCCATTATTACCATCCGAATTGGTTGGTATATTTGATACTGATAATTGGTTTAGAGTTTATATAAATGGTGATTTTATTTCTCCATCATTTTACACATATTCATATAATGGATTTACAAAAGAAATTATATTTGTATTTAGTAATTTAACTTTTGCAATAGAATCTAATGATGAAATAGCTATAACTGGTAAATTTCAAGAACTATGAATGTAAATCAACTTAAAAATATAATGAAAGAAATAAACGAACCAAATGAGTTTGAATTATTCTCTCACGATTTACAACACCCATTTTACTGGATTTTTAAAATAGAAGGGGTTCGTATGAAAACACTATATTCGGAATTGGTAGATTTAAGGAAACCTTCTGCAAGATTTGATGTTTTCATAAATGGATTATTTATATCAGAGAATGATTATATTTTTGAGCAAAGGGATAATGATTTTTATTTAAAATTTATTAGAGAAAAATTTCCTATATTGGACAGATTTGATAATCCATATGAAATAGATGATACTGATGAAGTTAAAATAAACGGAGACGTAGAAAAATTTATTTAAAGTGAGCAGAAGAATACCAAATATTAACATAGATACTACTCAAAAATTGAGAGATAGATTGGGGTTTAAGCAATTTGTATTAAAAGTAAATTCAGATACTTTTATATACACATATACTCCAAATTCAATCGATTTAGATGAGTCTGGTAGATTAATTACTTTAACTCTATTAAATAAAAAATTTATATTGGATATATTGGAGGTAGATAATGTCAAAGATTATATTGATGTATATTTATTTGGGATAAAGCAACCACAAGACAAATATGGGGTTGAATCAAATGGAAATAATATAATAGTAACATTTACATCAGATGTAACTAGATTACCAAATGAAGTTAATACAACTGATTTTGAAATAAAAGGAAAAATAGCAGAAATATTATAATAAATGGCAAGATTAATACCTCGTAAGCAGATTGAAGAACAACAAAATATAAGTGGTTCTTTTAGGGTTGGTGAAGATATCAATATAGGGAATAATGCCATTATAAGCGGTTCTATTTTTGTATCTCAAAGTTTTTTCTTAGGAAATGATACGGGTTCAAGAAGTGAAATAACTGGTTCGGTATTTCTTACTGGTTCGCTGACTATTGACGGTATATTAAAAACAGCAGCACCAAACACAATTTTATCCGTAACTTCATCAAATGCTTTGGTGTCTGTTGATACTCAAAGATATGCTGGTATTCTTGCAAAAGACTTTGGTAGTAATTTACCAACACTTTATGTATCTTCTACCGATGGTGATGATACAAATGATGGTAGAAGTATTCAATATCCACTTCGTACAATTAAAAGAGCAGCTGCATTATCAACGCCAGGCTACGATGGCAGATATGGTTTTGATACGGGTTCAGTTTTTAATGGTTATGTAATTAAGGTTCAAGCGGGAACGTATTTAGAGGAGAATCCTGTGATACTTCCTAAGAACACTACAATATGGGGTGCTGGTTTGCGTATTACCAAAATTAACGCTAAGAATCCTACTGAAGACCTATTCTATGTAAACTCTGGATGTTATATAGCTGAGGTAACAATGGGAGGATTGAGATTATATCCAGACCAAATAAATCCTGAAAAGGGATTTGCAATTGCTTTCCAACCGGGCGCATTTATTACAACTTCACCATACGTTCAGAACTGCTCGCAAATTTCAAACCAAGAGAATTCATTCACCGAACTTTACGAAGATATTCCGCCAGGTGGTGGCGGTCTTTATGTTAATGGTGATGTGATAGACCCAGATTCTCCATTGGCTTCAATGGTATTGGATGCCTATACACAAATTTCTCCTAATGGTGTGGGATGTTTGGTAAATGGTAGAGGTTTCATTCAGCTGGTATCTTTCTTTAATAACTTCTCATATTACGCAATTAGAGTAAACAATGGCGGACAAGCTACTCTAAACAACTCAAACATTTCGTTTGGTTTGTATGGTATGTACTCATCTGGTTCTCGTTTTATTTCTGGTAGTGGTGGTAATATTGCAGCTAGAGATAGTGTAAGAGGAACTTGGAGTTGTGTTGTTGATGTATTAAACAAAGGATTAGAAAACGGATTACCAGCAATAACAAAATTAAATACAGCTGAAGGAATTCGTTTAACCGCACCATCATTATATACACAAAGTAGAGTATCCGTAGGTACTACATTATCAACTACTGCAGCAGATGAAATATCAGCTGACTATAGATTAATAAGTGAAATTGTTGATAAGGGCGTAACTAACTTTCCAACTCTATTGGCAAAAAGTTCTATAAAGGGATATGGTGCAGATTCTCCATATAATATTTTAGGAGCAGAGCAAATAACATCATCTATATCAGCATCTGCCGGAGATTTAACACAAATAAGTGCATCCTACGCAGCTTTGTTAAGTATATTAGCAAATGGTACTGGTTCATTTAATTTTAAATCTAATACAAGTGATAGTAAACAAATTGGTACTGATTCAATTGAGCCAATAACAAACATTGCAACAAACTATACAGCATCGGTTAGTTCATCATTTGGTACGGTAATTAATATTATTACAAAAGGTGTTTCTGTTAAACCAACATATGTAGCAAATACAAGCGCTAGTATAAAGGGTGGAACTACCGAACAAAAAATGTTGGGTGTAACATCATCTTTAGCAACAATAAATTCCGTAAGTGCAAGTTTTAGTATTGTTTATAATATTTTAGCAAATGGTACTGGTAGTAATATTTTACCAATACCAGCTAACCATCAAAAATCGTTTGTAATAACAAATAACAATAGTTCTTCATTTGATTTTGAGGGAATTGGTAGTAATCCTACATTAACTTTATTTAGAGGAGAAACTTACAAATTTAATATAGAGGCAATAGAAACTTTTGGTGGTATTGAATATCCTTTTTGGATTAGAACGGAACAATTAGAAGGTATTACTGAAAAATATGATTATAATATTGGTATGGTAAATAATGGTGATAGTAGAGGAACAATAACCTTTACAGTACCATATAACGCACCAAATAGATTATATTATGTATCGCAGAATAAAAGTTCAATGGGTGGTAAAATTGATATAGTAAACTCATCTACAACGCCATTTGACTTAATTAAAAATAATTTAACATATCCAGCTACAATACAAAGCGGTTCGATAGCTAAAACAAATATTGATATTGTAACTGCATATGAAATATTAGTAAATAACATACAATTTATTCAAGATGAAGTAATACAATTTGTATCATCATCTTGGAGTGGATTTTTATATCCAGAAGAAACTTGTAAAAGAGATGTTGCATATATTGTAAGTGGTTCAGCAAAAGACCTTTTATTTGGTGGTAATGAAGAAAGTATTAGAAATGGTTTATTTTATTACCAATATCCATCTCAGGCAACTACTACTCAATTAGGTCCTACACTAACTGCTATGAAACATGCAGCTGAAGTTTCATTAAATTTAATTAGAGGTAAAGTATATGTAGAACCAATAAATGATGTAGTTGATGTTTGGAATACAATCAGAGATAACAAAACATTTATACAAAATGAAGTTATAACATACCTATCTTCTTCTTGGTCTAATTTTTATTATAACGAAGCAAAATGTAGACGTGATACTGGTTATATATTAGATGCGGTAGCAACTGATGTAAAATATGGTGGTAATGAACGAAGTATAATTGCTGGTGAATATTATTATCAATATCCATCTTTAGCAATTGTAAGAGGAGATGGTGATGGTGTGGGACAATTAGGACAAACATCAGATGGCATCAGATATGCTAGTGGGTTAGTTGATAATTTATTAAAACAAAAAACATTTACAGCTCCAGCAGCATCAACTTTATCAGCATACAATAATTTACTAAATAATAAAGAATTAATTCAAAACGAAACAATTCAATTTATCAATGTTGCATTTCCAAACTTAAAATATAATCAAGCAACTTGTAAAAGAGATGTTGGGTATATTGTTGATAATGTAGCAACGGATTTATTATATGGTGGAATTGAAAGAGGTGTAACTGCTGGTAGATATTATTATGATTATCCATCAATAGCAACAACAACTCAAAGAACATCAACTATTGCTGGTGTTAAATATGCAAAAATCATTGGAGACACTATTGTTCAAAATCAAATATTAGATACACCACGTATTGTTTATAACGATGAAAAGAATTTTAGAGCATCATCTTTAACAAACGCAACATCTTCATTTAGTGGTTCGGTAACTCAACAAACTTCTATTGGTAATACATTCTCAATTATAGAAGGAATTGTAGCAAGAGGATTGAGTTCGGTTAAATCTTTATTAGCACAAAATACTGGATTAATTTGGAATAAATATAATCCAATAAGTGTAAGTAGTGGTTCTCAAATAACTTCATCTAATGTAACATCAAACGAAGTAAATACAATTGGTAGAAATTTTGATATTGTAAATACTATTATTGGTGGTGGATTAGTAGCAGAACCTTTATTCACTTCATCACATACAGGATTAACTAAAGTAACTAATGGAACACAAACAACTGCATCATTTGCGGTAAGTGGTTCTGCAACGGCATCACTCTCATCATCATTCGCTTTAATTACTGGAATTATAACCGATGGGGTAAAATCATTTACGCCAACTACGGCAACGTATAACCCAGCAGATGGTAATTTTGTAATGACTATTCCAAGTCATACATTGAAAACATCTAATGGAATTTATTTAAGACCAGAATCATTTGTATTCACTTGTGATATGGATGGTAATAGAACCGAGCATAAACTACCGTCAGCAGGTCAACCGGCTTATACTAATAGATTAAAAATTCAATCGGTAACAAATAATACTGTAACTGTAAATGTTGGAGCATCTGGACCTAATGTACAATTTACTCCTACTAACGCAACTTACAATCCAGCAAACGGAGATTTTGTATTGACTGTTGGTTCTCATAATTTGAGCATCGGAGAAGGCATTGTAATAACAACTGGTTCAATTGCATTTACTTGTGATATGGATAATAACCAATCGGTTAAATCTTATCCTAGATTTGGTATAGACCCATTTGCAGGACGTTCTATGATGATAACCAATACTACTGGAACTACATTAACGGTTAATGTTGGAGCATCAGGTCCTAATAAATATTTTACACCTACAACGGCTAGTTATAACGCACTAACTGGTGATATGTCTGTAACTGTTGGACAGCATGGCTTAGGTGTTGGTAGAAGTGTTGTTTTAGAAAATAATTCAATAGCATTTACTTGTGACCAAGATGGTAACGCAACAACTCATAGTTATCCTAGAAGTGGAAGTGACCCATACGCAGAGCAATCAATTGTAATAACATCAGTTGGGGCTACTCAACATACCGTAACTAATGCACCATACAATGCTGAAACCGGTGATGTTACTTTAACGATAGCATCTCACGGATTTAGTAATGGTGATTATGTTAAGATTGCTGATAATTCATTAACTTATACTTGTATATTAGATGGTAATTTAGTTTCAAAATCGTATCCAAGAGTTGGTTATGATTATCCAAGCGGTAGATGGTTAGAAATATCTAATGTAACTACAAACACATTTGATATTAATATAGGAGCATCTTCATATACAAGCGCACATACATTTGTATCGGCAACTGCTAATGGAGTAGAAAGACAAAATGGTATATTTACAATTAATGTAGGAGATGCTGGAAGTGCTTCTGGTTCAATACATACATTTGTATCGGCATCAGCAAACGCTATAAAACACCTACCTCAATCAGTTCACACATTTGTATCAGCATCGGCAAACGCTATAAAACATTTACCTCAATCAACTCATACATTTGTTAGAACAAATCAAAATTCGGTAAGTACTGTACCTGTATTAGTACAAAATACTTATGGTTTAATTAAAGTAACTAATACCATATTCACAGCAAGTTCTGCAGCAACAAATGCACAAAGTGCAAGTATTAGTTCATCATTTGGTTTAGTTGAAAGAGTATTAAAAAATGGAACATCTATTATACCAGCATTAACATCTTCGTTAAATGCAAATATAAAAGTAACAAATGCATCACAATATATTTCCTCATCTTATGCAAGTGGAAGTGATGTAAACTTTATATCATCATCAATATCAATAGTAACAAAGATAATTGAAGGTGGTGAGTTTTCAGCACCGGCTTTCCAAACATATACAAACAGAGTAACATCATCTAATAGTGTAGCAGCTTACGAAATTCTTAAAAATAATATTCCATTTATTGTTTCTGAATCAATCGCATATTTAAGTTCATCTTGGTCAGCTGCATCTTACGATGAAGATAAATGTAGACGTGATTTAGGATTTATACTTAGTGGTTCTGCGGAAGATTTAATATGGAACGCAAATTCAGCATCAATATTTAACGGATTATTCTATTGGGAATTCCCATCACAAGCGCAAGGAGCACAGCTTCAACAAACATTGGATGGTATCAACTACGCATCACGTTTAGCACAAAAAGTAATATTAAATACTCCATTTGTTGCACCATCTTCGGATGTAACAAAAGCAAAAGTATTATTAAGAAACAATACTCAATTTATTAAAGATGAAACAATAGCATACTTATCATCTTCTTGGATTGGACATGATTATAACGAAACAACTTGTAAAAGAGATGTTGGTCATATATTAGATGCCGCAATTACTGATATGGTGTATGGTGGAAACGAAAGAAGTAGAGTAGCATCATATTATTACTTCACATACCCATCAGCAGCAACTGGTTCACAATTAATGCAAACTATTGATGGTATTAATTACGCAAATAGATTAGCACAAAAGACAGTATTAAATTCAACATTTATACAAGCTGAAAACAATAAAGTAAATGCAAGTAATTTAATAAGATTGAATAGAGATTTGATTGCAAATGAAGTAGTTGAATATGTTAGTTCTTCTTGGAGTGATGCACCTTACGATGATATCAAATGTAGAAGGGATGTTAAGTATATTTTAGATGCGGTTAGAACTGACTTAGTATATGGTGGTAACGAAAGAAGTAAATTTGCAGGAGAATACTATTATGAATATCCATCAAAGGCAATCGTAGCAGGTGTACCATCGGCAACTGCTCAATTAGATAGTACTATAACTGGTATTGATTATGGTAGTGGATTGGTACAAAATATTGTTAAAAATAATATATTAAGTGTACCATCTGCAGCAATAACAAATGCAGCAACTTTAGTAAGAAAAAATAGAGCATTCTTACAACAAAACACTGTTGATTATGCAAATGAAACATATCCTAACTTAGAGTATATTGAAAGTAAGTGTTATAGAGATACTGGATTTATTGTAGATGCGGTAATTACGGATTTAGTATATGGTGGTAATGAAAGAAGTATAACTGCTGGAAGATTCTATTACCTATATCCATCTCAAGCTACTGGAGTTCAATCCGAAGAAACAATTGATTCATTAAACTTCACAAAAGGTTTAACAAAGTTAGTGGCAATTGGTGGTAAATCAATAGAGGATGGTTTTGATATTGTAGCAAACGTAATTGAAAGTGGAAGTAATTCTGCACCTTCTGTGGTATTAAATACTGCAGATGGAATTAAAGCAACTACGGCTCTACAAATTACATCATCAATATCAGTAGGGACAACTGATAAATCTATTATATCATCTTCATTTGGTAATATAATTAATATTGTATCAAACGGAACTGGTTCAATACCAACAACTATTGTTAAGAATACAAACAAAGGTGTAAATGTTTTAGGTGGTACACAAATAACATCTTCAAATACACCAGCTGATAAAGAAAAGGTAAAAGTAACTACTGGGTTTGATACCGTAATTGATATTGTAGCAAATGGTACTGGTTCAATTCCAACTATTGTAACAAATGTAAATTCTTTAATTAAAAGAACTACTACAAATAGTTACACAACATCTTCAATCATATCATCCACATATCTTACAGCTTCAAATAATAGTTTTGATATTGTTTTAGATATTGTTGAAAATGGTACTGGTTCATTACCTGTATTAATAAAAAATACTGATTCGTTAGTAAAAATAACAAATACAAATCAATATACATCTTCAGTAATTATATCATCTTCATTGGCAAAAAGTATATCAGGAAGCTTTGATGCAATTATAAACATATTACAAAATGGTACGGGTTCTAAACCAACTACGGCAACATACAATCCGGCTAATGGAGATTTTGTAATTACTATTCCAAACCACAACTATAAAGCATCTGATTTTATTTATTTAAAACCGGAATCATTTGTATTCACTTGTGAAATGGATGGTAATAGAACGGAACACAAATTACCTTCAGTTGGACAACGTGCATATAATAATAAATTAACTATAATTTCAGTAACACCTAATACTATAACTGTAAATGTTGGAGCATCAGGACCTAATGTATCTTTCACTCCTACCGCTGCAACTTATGACCCAGCAACTGGTAATTTTGTATTGACTGTTGGACCGCACACTTTAAGTATAGGAGAAGGAATTGTAATAACAACTGGTTCAATCGCATTCACTTGCGATATGGATGGTAATCAATCGGTTAAATCTTATCCTAGATTTGGTATAGACCCATATGCAGGACGTTCTTTTAAAATAACAAATACTACACCAACTACATTGACAGTTAATGCTGGAATATCCGCAGTTAATAAATACTTTCAACCATCCGCAGTTAATTACAATGCACTAACTGGAGATATGGATGTAACTGTTGGACAGCATGGATTGGGAGTTGGTAGAAGTGTTATTTTAGCAAGTGCATCGATAGCATTTACTTGTGACCAAAATGGTAACGCAACAACGCATTCTTATCCTAGAAGTGGTAGTGACCCATACGCTGGAAAATCAATAGAGATAACATCAGTTGGATACACACAGCATACAATAACAAATGCACCATACAATGCTGAAACTGGAGATGTTACTATAACAATAGCATCTCACGGATTTAGTAATGGTGATTACATTAAAATTTCGGATAACTCATTAGTTTATACTTGTATATTAGATGATAATTTAGTTTCAAAATCTTACCCAAGAGCTGGATACGATTATCCAAGCGGTAGATGGTTAAGTATATCAGGTGTAACTACAAATACATTTAATATCAATGTAGGACCATCTTCATATACAAGCGCACATACATTTATATCAGCAACTTCAAACGGTCTACAAAGACAAAATGGAATATTTAGAATAAATGTAGGAGATGCTGGAAGTGCTTCTGGTTCTATACACACATTTGTATCTGCATCAGCAAACGCTATACAACACTTACCACAATCGGTACACACATTTGTATCTGCATCAACTGGAGCAGTTAAACATTTACCACAAGCAGCACATACATTCGTAAGAGCTGATAAAAATGCAGTAACTCCTATACCAATAATAATAACACCAAATACAGGTGCAAATATTAAAGTAACTGATGCTACTCAATATTTAGGAGGAACACCGGCAACACAAACTGAAGCTAGCGCAATATCCGCATCTATTTCTATTGTAACAAATATAATAGCAAATGGTATTGGTTCATTACCAACTGTAACTTTATATACATCATCGATATCATCTTCAAATGTAGTAGCAGCTTATACTATACTAAAAAGTAACTTAGATTTTATAGTATCAGAAAGTATTGCATATTTAAGTTCTTCTTGGAGTACTGCATCTTACGATGAAAGTAAGTGTAGACGTGATTTGGCATTTATACTTAGTGGTTCAGCAGAAGATTTAATATGGAACGCAAATTCAGCATCTGTATTTAATGGTAAGTTCTATTATGAATTCCCATCACAAGCACAAGGAGCACAATTGAATCAAACATTAGATGGTATTAAATACGCATCACGTTTAGCACAAAAATTAGTATTAAATACTTTATTTGTAACTCAATCGGCGCAAGTTCAAACTGCATATACTCTTTTGGTTAATAACAAAGAGTTTATTAAGGATGAAGTAATACCTTATATAAGTTCATCTTGGAGTACGCACCAATATATTGAAACAACTTGTAAAAGAGATGTTGGTCATATTATAGATGCAGTTTCTACGGATTTATTATATGGTGGAAATGAAAGAACTGTAAATGCTGGAGTATTCTATTATCAATATCCATCTGATGCAACTGGTTCACAAATACAGGAGACTGTTACTGGTATTGAATATGCTAGAAACCTTGCATTCAAAATTCTTAGAGGAAATACATTCGTAAAAGTATCACAAAATAAATTACAAGCAAAAGAATTAATTTATAACAATAGAGAATTTATTCAAAACGAAGTTATAAGTTATATTTCAGCAAGTTGGAGTACAGCATCTTACAATCAAACAACTTGTAAGAGAGATGTAGGACATAT